GAAATTTATTAACCGTACTTTCACAATCTTGACTATCAATTTCTTTTATCCCAATAAATCTTCCTTTTGCACCATTTTTAAACTCATCGATAAAACTAGAGACCGTATATACTTTGTTGAAAATAAATTCATAAAACGTGTCTTCACAATTGATAACCTCGGTCAATCTATCGATTTGTTCTTGACCCGTAAAACCTTGTGTATATCCTGACCAATCCAAACCAAAATAATACGTACTATTAAGTCTGTCTGTCTGAGTTTGAGTTGGGGTATAAGCGTTTGTTGATATGTTCGGGTCTTGAAATGTACTATTCCAACCATACTCCTTGATATTAGGTATCAAATAATATGGTCTTCGAGTTTGTTCAGTAAGTGTTGGTGGTTGTTGCCATTTTATTTTAAATCTATATCTTCCTTTTGTTGGTATTCCAATTGTCGGGTCATTTGATAAAACTCTTTCGCCGAACTCGTTTGTGATAATGTAATCCAAGTTCATCGGTAACTCCGTCAACCAAACACCATTACCATCAATCACATTGCCTGCCTGCTCCAAATCATATTGTTCAAGGATTGGATTTCCATCTTCATCTTGTTGAACGGTTTGTCTTAATGATAATATTTGACCAGGTCCTGTTGTAAGTTGGCAAAGATTACCCATGTTGTCTCTTGGTCTAGCATTTCTTCTAACTCTCATTTGGTCAGGAGTAGAAGTCAAAGAACCCATAAAGACAGCGGTTGGCTGTATATCTATATTGGCATCATCTCTCAAATCAAAATCAGCCCTATTGATTGCTATTTGGCAAACATCAGGGTCCCCCCATAAAGGTGAAACCTCAATACTTTTAGTGAGGTTTACAATTTGAGGTAAAGAATTTAAGTCGGAAGATGTTCTGAATCTGTTACCCGCAACTTGTCCTTCTGTTGCTCGACCAACTCTTATTAGGTCTTGTGGGGTTAAAGAGAATTCACCTATGTCTGATAGGTCCACATCCATAATTAATTGTTGTGTTCCAACAGGAACACCCATAATCATGTAATCACCACTATCATTAGTCTTAGATGTAAATTTATAGTACTTGTCGTAGATTTCAACTGCCGTTGACCCCGTTAATGCATCTGCTCTTGTTGGTAGTGTTCCTGAAGCTGCGTGTCCAGTATAAGACGCTTCGTACGGTAATAGGTTGTATCTATAACCATCCTCATTTTTATCCGTTGGTGATTTATAAGGGTATATACTTGAAATTACAGGGTTAGATTCGTCAATCTGTTGAATTGGTATGAATACTGATACTCTAGCATTTGGTAAACCAAGACCGTTGTTTGCAGTTACTCTACCAACAATTACTCCATAGTCTGCACAAGCTCTTGTGTAAACATCTGTTTGTTGTATAGTTAGAGACAAGATTTCTAAAAATTCAAAATCTTGGTCTAATTGTACGTTTAGTGTTTTGTTAACCCCTAACTCTGTTCTAATTCTGTAGGATTGACCCATTAAATTCTTTATGCAATAAATAGTTTAAGTGTAATTTTCCAAGAACACAATTACACATCTTAAAAATAAGTCAAATCGAATCTAAATAAACTGATTAAGAAAAAGTTGTAGACTCAAAGTTCTTTACAGACACTTTAATGTCTTTAGCAGGGTATCTTATTTGATAAACTTGTGAAGGTTGTGCAAAAATTGTATTGTCCACAGGTTGGATTTCTTTCGTTTCAGGGTCCAAATACAACATTGATGTTTCTGCTGAAGAATATTGACCTCCGACTTTATTGAAAACCTTGATTTCTGTTACAGATAGTACTCCATTTTCATTTTGAATGATACTACTGATTTCTGAAATATTTACGTTTTGACCTAATTCTCTTACCTGAGGGTCCATATATGCGGCAAGTCTATCTACAACAGAAGATATAACTTGACCTGAGTTTTGTGCCGAATTTAGTACAATTGAAACCTCGAAACTTAAGTCGATTACCTCCGCCGATAAGATAGAAATGTAATCATTCATCATTCTATAGTTAGATAGATAAGTTGCAACGTTTTGTCTAATAGTGTTAGAAACCATATTAGTTAATTTTCCTGCACTATCGTAAGATAATAATTGGATTAGAATCTTGTTGTCGTTTTCTGTAATCGATACTTTGGCAGGTGCTCCGTATTCTGACGGCATTGTTCTAATTAAAGATTCGTAATCTCTAATAGTAACTGCTCTTTTTTGTGCCGCAAAGTTATATGCAACATAGTTCCTTACTTCTTCAACTGAAGGTACCCCCGCTCCACCAATTGCGGCAGTCACGTTAGTACACCTCAATGAATTAACAACCGCAGAGTTTGTAGACTCAGATGGTCCATTAACAAAAAATGAAACAGTACCAATTTGATTAATAACATTTGTACCTAAGTTAGTCGCTAAACCTCCACCCACTCTATATTGAATAAACAAAGTTGAGTTAGGTGATAAAGTAGAACCTAACGATATGTTATTTGAATATCTTTGGATATCTGCTGTTACACCGAGAGTTGTAAACTCATTCAATGCGTCTTGGGCGGTGTTAGTTCCACCACCAAAAGTCATCTTTTTAAAACCTTCCGCAGTAAACTCACTTATAAAACGGTTTGCAGTTTGAAGATATCTACCAACTTTAATACCTGGTTGGTCAGAAACTTTTGTAGGGTCTTCAACAAATATTCTATCCTCAGCTAATGTGTCTACTTCATACCATCTGTTTTGTGCTCCTAAAAATTCTGCAACTGAAGGTACGTTTGTATATTCGGTACCATTTTTTAATAATACACTTGTTATACCAAGTACATTCTTTTCAGGTAAAAACAATTCAAAGAATGGCTTAACATCATTTGGTGTGATGACTCTTTTGAATACTTTGGTAATACCGTTAACAACAAGTTCTCTTTTTGTTATTGTATAATTTATAAGAACGTTGTTAGCATTAAAGTTTGGTATCTTTAGTCTGTTTGGAAAACCTTGTGAATTGTATGGTGATGCAAAATCAATATCATGAATGTTTTCAAACACAATACCCGCACCAACAACTTGTGAACCTCTTGTGAGTACTCCAAGGTATCTCTCGTCTTCTTTATCTCCGAATGCGGGAACTGTAATTGAAAAATCAACTAAAGACACTGATGGTCTTTGTCCTGGTACTTTTAAACCATAAGTTCTCGCAATGTTATATACTGATGACCTTTGTTGCGCATATTGAAGTACAGTTTCTTGTATACTTCTATCAATGTTATAATTTAAGTTGTCCGCAACTGCAGCATTCAAGTCCAAGAATACTGAAAATACCGATGCATCATTGAAATCTTGTATGAGTTCAGGGTAATAAGTCCTAACATAATTGAGTAATTCAGTTCTTATTGCCTGATAGTCTCTTGTTGCGTATGATATTTTTCTATTTGCCATCTATCTTAAATATTGATAATAACGAAATCACTCTGACCGAAAGCATTTCTTTCAGTTGAGTAATCTATCCTAACTTTAGCGGTGTACTCCGCGGTTCCCTTACCTGGTACTCTATATATGTCGTACATTCTTGGGTCTTGGACTGACCTACTTGTAGTTGCAGGTACCTCGTCATCTATATTTGCAGGTTCAATGGTTATATTGTTCAGAAGTAATTGTGGCATAAATTGTGAAACCGCGTCTCTAATGTCCGATTGAATTGCATCGAAAGTCAAACCATCATAAGGTTCAAAAATAAATTCATAGATTCTCGTACCAAATTCGGGTAAATAATATCTTGAACCTTTACGTGTTAAAATTAAATGAATAAGGTCCGCCTTAATTTGTTGAGTTTCAAATTCAGTAAGCGCTAAATAATCACCTTTTCTCGAATCCCTAAAAGGAAAATTTATACCATATGTAATACCGTCTGCCATATAGTGATAAATATACTTCGATTATTTTTTTATTGTAGTGTTACCTTTTAATGCTCTAGGTTCAAAAGGACAATGTCTGCACCGATTACCACAACAATAACCTCTTTGAATATGATATTCTTCGGTCATTACCTTCTTACCATCTTCCATGTAGAAAAAAGAAGGGAGAAGTTTCGGCTTCTCCCCTGTATTTTGGTTGTTTTCCATAGATTATACTAATGTTACTTCACATGCTCCACCAGCACAAGCCACTTCACCACTCAAATCTGTATCATCATCCATCTCAACGATTTTCGATAAATCTACATCGTGGAGTGTCTTCATTAATTCTTCGTACTTTTCTTTCGTACAATCTTCAAATGGTGCTTGAATGTAAGTTCCACCATCGTAAGGTAATACTGAAAGTCCGTTATAAGATTCTTTGTTTTCCCACATCCATTCTCCAACTGCAGGCCATTCGTGTGGTCTGATTGATACTGTTGCAGAAACGTTATGTGCGTTTGAACCTGTTCTGTGACCTGGTTTAATCCACTCTTGTTGAACCTTCTTAACTCTTTCAAGAAGTTGAATTGGAGATTCGTTTCTCAAGATTGACCCTTCAGGTGCTTTTTGTGGTATTCCAATCACAGCGGTGTCGTGTGGTCTGAAATATTCATCTTCAACTAACTCAGGATGATTTTCTTTCAAGTGAGTATAAATTGCTTCGTTTTTACCAACTCTAACTCTACGAACATAATAATCATTGTGCCATGCGTGGATACCTGATGATGTTCCTAAAGTCAATGAAGTTGTACCCGCTGGTTTAACAGTTGTTGTTCTTGCTGCCGCGTTGATTCCTAATAACTCAGCAACTCTTTTGTTTTCTTCTTTAACAACTTTAGCAGCAGATTTCATATTCAACCCTAATACTGCACCTGAACCGATACCAGTCATTGAGATACCGATTAGAGCATCTTGTTCTGTTGTTCTTTC